TTGTGCATCAAGTGAAATGAAACGCATTGTTAAATGCAATTGTGTGCAGTGCCTATCTCTGCTGAAGGCAAGAGTTGAGTGAGGGATTCGATCCCCCGGCATCACGCCTGGTACTCAACAGTTTGTGTAGATCAGTCAAAGACTTCCTTAGCGGAAGCAATTGCTTGACCTTGGCGAACAAGAACGCTCACCTTGTAACAAGGAGTGGAAGAACCTTCCAAGCAACAATCAGCTGGATCGTAAAAGTCCACAGCAATTGCATTGTGTAGATCAATACGCCACTGAGCTGCATCAACCTTGTGGTCTTGTAGTACAGCAACTGGAACAGTAATCTTCTTACCGTTAGTCAGCGGCATGACTGCCGCTTCACAACGAGCAAGGTAAGATTCGAGTTTGGTCATGATTGGAATGCAATGGAATTGTCTGCGTGTTACGGATGCGCAGCCCCCGATCTGAAGCCCTGAAAATCTACAGTTCTAATCTGGAAGGTACAGTGTGTGAGAACGCTGACACTAAATGCGCGAAATTGTGGGGAAAAACCGCCAATAACTGTGGAAAAACCTGTGGAAAAAGGTAAAGAACATGTAAACGAAGCAGGGGCGGAGCCCAACGAACCTAACAACGCAGTTGAGAAGTCTTCTCAATAACGTAGTCAGGTAACGTTCCCGCCCCTTCCCTTACTCCTCTTACCCACCCATCCCGCCCTTTCTTTTTTTTCCTACCAGGTTCGCATTCATACAGGCTATGTGAGAAGCGTCAGGTAATTTTGTTCCCTTTTCGGTCGTATATGGGCCGCCCCCTGGTATAAAACAGGGAATAGATATTGCATTTTGTACTAGAATTCCCCAATTGGCCCAAAAAATTGGACAAAAAAGCCGGGGTGTTATCCCCGGCAATCATCAAATTTTATATTTTTTTAATTTTTCTCTTTTTTCCGCTTGTAGTCCAAAGTTACTTTCGCTGCTTTCCGGTGTGCATCCTCATCCGGAAGTTCATATGCCAAGGCAGCTTTTGCATTATTGAGAAAATCACGCACTTCCAGGGAATCTTTTCCCTCACGTGCCATGACTAAAGCCTTATCTTTTATGGCTTCGAGTCCTTCGACCCGTTTTTGCCTGGTGCCAGCGTCCATTTCTTGGCGTCTTGCCTGTATTTGTTAAATATAACCCCGAGATACTTTGGATATTCCACTTATAGAATACTTACACGGTTAAAAGTACAAAATAAACTCAAATGGTTTTAGCTCCTGCCGATTTTTACGCCTATAGCCGCGCCACTGGAGCACCTGTACCCCAAACTCCGGAAGAACGGGCGCAAATCGCTACTGATGTCCTGGAATTCAGGCGAAATCAACTTAAAGCGCCGGAAGAAAAGCCAGATACGTTAAAAGCCATTGGAGCTGCCACGCTTGCGGTCGCTGGTGCTTTAGGTGCAGGGTTCGGAGCTAAAAAATTCCTGGATCGCCGGGCACAAATTGCAAAAGGTCCCGCCAAATCTGCCACTGCTGGTGTACGTCAGGTTGATTTAAACAAGATTAGAGATGTTGAAGCTGCAACTCAGGTTGATTTAACCCAAGTCCAGCAATCGACCGCACCTCTGCAACGCGATCAAACATTCGAAGCGCTTGATTCCGGTCAAGCTCAGATGGAACAACGCGTTGAGATGGGTGTTCGCCGTAATGAGGACATCGATACCAGTCAATACGCCGCCTTGAAACAAATGGCGGATGAAAACGAAACACTCATGCGGGCAGAGGCTGATCCTTCCCAAATGATGGGTTATGAGCCGGACGCATCTGCAAATATCGCTGCTTCTAAACTTCCTGACGGCAGACCTCTTGATCAGGCTGAAAGGTCTCTGTCAGATCCCTGGGCTGGCTCTGCGACCGTACCTTCAACTCAAAGATCAACTGATATTTTTCCTGAGATTAAACTTCTGCCTAGTTCCGCAGTTAGTCATAGAGATAAAGCTCAACAATTTTTACAAGAAAAATTCGAAGAGCTTGGAAAAACTGTTCCAGGTCGCTACAAGCGAGAGCGTTTGATGGGTCAAGACCCAGCAATTGCAGAAGCTATGGAGCTTTATGCATCGACTGGTGATCCCAATGTTTTAGCCCGTTTATCTGCAACACCTTCCTCTCCAACGAAAGTTAAATTTCGTGAGCAGACAGAATTTGAATTGCCTTCCTTGTTAAAGGGTGAAGTTTCAGAAGAAGTTCCTACCGGTCAATTGTTCCAGGCAAAACCACAAGCTGAATTTGTTGAAGATCTTTTAGAAAAAGATATTGATCTTACAAATAAAATTTCTGAACTTGGTTTAGCAAAACAACAAACAGCTAATCGAATTCGAGAGATTGAAGACAGCGAAACCATGCTGCGCTTTGCTGCTGCTGATGATCCGTCTTACACCACAATTTACAATAAACTTCAGGCAGAAAAACAACAATTAGATCCTTCTTCTTACAACGTAGATCTCGGTGATGCATTAGCTGAACGCGATTTCGTTCGCGGCCAATTGGAATCTGCTCAATCCCTGGGACCGAAGTTTGAATTAACTCCCCGTCAAGAAGGTGTTCGCCCCTTCTACCAGCAGACAGCAGAAGGTCAAATTATTCCTGAGACTTTAGAGCTGCGTTCTGGTCGACGTAGCGTTCCTGAGGGTGTTGTCGAGAAAACTGCAGCTGGTGGCGGTATTCGCGGTCGAGTTGCTCAATATGATCCTGATACGCAAGTCGGTTCTTCTATTGGCGCTTATGGTATTGAACCTCGCAATATTCCAATTGCAGATCCAGAATTAAAACCAACTACCCTGCAGCGGGAAGAAACTAAAGTCAAACTTAAACAGATCCCAACGGGTAAAGAAGTTTTAGATGAATACGTCGCGGCGCGTCGCCGCGCCAAGAGCGCGACGACCGAACAAAAGAAACAATCATTAATTGAATCTGAACGTATCCGTCGGGATATAATCAACAAAGGTGGGCTTTAAAATTTAAGTAAAAATGGCAGAGAAGAAAAAGAAAAATAAAAAGTGGATTCAAGGTATGAAGATGAAGGAAGGTGCCTTCACAGCTAAAGCAAAACGCCGTGGAATCACCTCCGCTCAACTTCAAAAAAACGTCTTGTCTAATCCCGATAAGTACGACGATAAAACAGTCAAACAAGCTCAGCTACGGGAAACCTTAGTAGGATTACATAAGAAGAAAAAAGCTAAAAAAGCTGAAGACTAATGTCTAAAGATCAACGCCTTGATCTAGGTCGCTATATCTCAAATCCATTTGATAAAGGTGGAATCAAGCAAAGGCGGCTTGATTTTGATGACCTATTTCGGGCTAAGCCTGATTCGGGTCAATACCCCTGGAACCCATCACGATTTAATCAAGAGGACCTACTGCGGAAGATGCAGACGCGAAAGCGTACTCTGAACCCACGTCTTGATTTCGTACCTAATACTCCATTCTTTGACGACAATGCTGAGGTAACCCCTGAGTACGACATGTTTGGCCTGGGACGGTTTAACCGTCCTGATGACTACGACTTCTTTGAAGGACGTGCAAAAACAATGCAACGTCCTCAAGAACAACCGGACTTTAATCCAAGGTGGGTTGAGGCTTACAAAATCAGCCCCACCCTGAACCCTGGCAAGATGGCAAAGAACCCAATGCCTCGTGTCAAGAATCCTGATCCGAACGGTTACCTGATGGCAATGGCTGAACGCCGTGCTGAAAACGAGGTGGAAGACAAACCTTCTATTGCAGACCTCCTGGATCGAGAAGGTTTAGTTAAGGAACAACAGGTTAAGGCAGAAGAAAAGAAAGGGGAAACTACCTCTGAAGTCAACGCAAACAAGGAAGATATCGTTAAAGGGGAAGAGTAAGCTAAGGGTCGATAAAATAAATAAAAAGGCGATATGTAATGCGCGGCCTCCTTAAATTATTGTCAAGTAAAGCTTCTAGAAGTGCAGCTGCCAATGCATTACCTGGCACGGCTTTAAGCGCCCTGGGCGGCTTAGTGATGGGAGGCCCTAAAGCTGCTGTAGCTTATGGTGCAGGAGATTTTCTTTTAAATTATCCTTTAATTCGCGCAGCAAGAAAAGTTTCTCCCGGTAAAACAGGAACGTTATCTTATATTAATAAAAAAGGTCAAACAGTTACAGCACCTCATTATCAACCATCTGCTTTAGAGACAGCTGCCAATCTTGGCGGAACACTTGGATCTGCTGTAGCAGTTGATGCTGTCACGGGCGGTTCTTTAATGCCTACACCAACTGTTATTTCTCAACAACAGCAGTTAATGGAACAGATGGAACAGCGTGCTGTAGTCAACAGGCTACAGGTGCCACAGGCTGTTGCTCCTGGAACACAATTCCAAATGCAAGGACTAGAATCAACATTCTTACGCGATTATGTCAAACCTCAGGGTTACGTCAATCAATTGATGCCTGAGTATGCAGATGCATTAGCCGCAATGCAAAATCCTTTTGGTTGATCATGGACTTAATTCAACGAGTACAACAGATTGGCCGAAATTTTAAACAAGGCTTTAGAACAGCGGATGTTCTGCAGCGTCGTGACTATGCAGAAACAAAACAACAAGGTGGATATTACGGAGAAAGTTTATTAGATCCTAAATTTAAAAGATCCCTTGCAGGAGCAGGAGTTACTGCACGGCAAACACCTGCTCAATTCGCTGGTGCATATACAAATCGACTTCTGATTGACTTAGCAAATGACGGCACGCGTACCCACTGGTGGCGCTGGAACCATCCCCTTGCAATTGCACAAAAACTTGTTGAAGTAGGGGTTGACCCGAGTGTTGTCCAATCTCCTTCTGCACGCGCATTAACGACTCTTGGTATCGCCGCTCCAGCTGTTGCGGCTGCTGGGGCGTATGACATTACTAACCTTGGAGAACTTGGAAGGCCAAAAGGTTTCGCTCAGACTTATGCAGGTTTGGGTTCAGAAGATCGTCGTAAGACTGAGCAACCTGGTCAAGAATTATTTGAACGCTTTTTTCTTTCAAGGACTGGTCGTCCTTTGAAATATGAAACGGCTAAGAAAGATATTCCTGATTTAACTCCACAACGGTATGGAAATTACATGAAGTTTCTTTATCAAGATAAAGGTTTACTTGATCTTGGTGTTGTTAAAGGAACGATGGAGAATTTACAGGGTGCTCCCGAAGTACGTATGCTTGGTTATCCTGTAACCCTTCCAACGGTTGCTGGATTTGCCGGTGGACCGGTTTCAGCGACGATTGCAGGTCGTACTGGTAAGACACCTGCTCAACGTGCTGTACGGGCCATTGCAGGCGGTCTTGCAGGTTCTGCAGGTGGCGTTGGTGTGGGTAATGTTGTTAACCAACAAATTGCAGCAGCAAATCGACCTAAGTTACCTACAACACAGCAATATCAAGATTTAAGTGCTGGTAGAATTTAAGGAATAATAAGAGTCGAATTGTTGTGGATCCTCGCAGTACTTATTTAGCCGGAGGTGGTCGACCATTGGCCAACCCTCAAGGTGACTTTCTTGGTGATTATATTTCTAATTTAAATGTTCCGGGGATTTTTCGGTCTGGAAAAGAAAAAGTTAAGAGTGCTGCAGCTAAGGCTAAAGAATCAGTAAAGGGCCTGAGAACAAGATATCCTAATGCTGGTCGTTATGCCACCGCTGGTACTGCCGTTCTTGGCGCAGTGCCGGGTGTGATGACAGCATATGAGGAACTTGCAGAGGGTCGTCCTGCAGGTGCTGCAGGTGCAGTTGTTGGCGCTGGTGCTCAGGCAGGATTGAGTGCACTTGGAACAAACCTTCTTATGAAGAGTTCTCCTTTAGGTAAAGCTGTAGGTTTAGGTTTGCTGGGAGTTGGTGCACTGCTCCCTCAAGCTGCAGCTAAAGGTACTGAATACGTACAATCAGCCGTGCGTGGCGTCCCCATTACCAACGAACAAAGTTTTATAAACGAACTGCGGAAACGGGAAGCCCTGGGTGAGGTTGATGCAAATCTTCTTTATCAAATCAATAGGAATTTAAGTGATCAAGAATTTAAAAATCTTGAACGTGCTTATCCATTAGTAAGCAAGTTCCGTAATGAAGAACTTGTACGTAATCAGGCTCTGATGGCCTCTCGCGGCAACCAACTTGCACGCTTGAGCTTGCTTCAGACGGGTGGTGCTCTTGCAACAGGTGGTCAAGCTGAAACTGGTGCCACCGTTCGCACAATGATTCAGTCGAACCCTTACGCAGCTGCAACGGTGTTCTGATGACTTTTCCTCAGTTTAATTTTCCTTCTGCTGGCGGCGGTGGTTTTGCCCAAGGCTTTACGGGTACCTCACCGGTTACCGCTGGTAAATACATGGAAGCATTCAATCGTCCATTATCGAAAGAAGAGGCAGAGGCAAAAAGACTTTCAGCTGAAGCTGAAGTTTACGGTGCTCTTCCTGAGTACCTTAAAAACATGGCTTGGCAAAGCTCTAAGGAAGGTATGGAGGCACAGCTGGAAATGGCTCGTAAGGATGCCTTCCAGAAGGGTAAAACAGGTTTGATGTTCTCTACCCTGGCTAATCTTCCTCAGACGATTGCCAACGCCGTAAGTCCTTACGGTGGTCCAGTGGGTGCTCGTATGGCTTACGAGGGCATGAGCCGTATCCCTGGAATCTACTCAGAGACTATGCGTAGTTTCCCTCAAATTCAAGTTCCTGCAAGTAGCTATTCTTCAACTAGATACTTTTAGGTAACTTAGAATCATGATTGGATCTCCAATTTATTCATCTTCTAATTGGGGTGTAGCTGATTTTGATACCAGCGCCTGGGGATCTAACTACGACACCGGTAAGAAACCAAAATCAGGAGGTAAAAAACCAATGGCATTTGGATGGGACGATGCAATCTTAGGCGTTGGGATGCTCGCCCAAGGTGCCTTTGGTGCAATTGGTGCTAACAAGCAAGCTAATACCCAAGCTGCAATTGCTAATGCACAGATGGCCGCTCAGGCCGATGCTGTACGTAACTCTCGTGATATGGCTAAAGGCCAAATCGCGATGGGTATGTGGAGCAATCTGTTTAATACCACTACGGCTGCCGATATTGACTTTGGTCGTCAGCTGGCAGCAAAACGAAAAGAATACAGCGAGTTCATTCCAAAAGGTTTTGGTTTAGATCGTGAACAAGCTCGCTGGGAAACTGATTTTGCTTTAAGTCCTGCTGCTCGTGAATTAGCTTCTAGGCAGAGGTTAGGTAGAGTGAAGGAAGCAATTGCTCCTGGCAGAGCACAGTTCACGGGCATCTTTGGTCGAATTGCCCAAGCACCTACAGAATCATTCACGGTTTAAATCATGGGCGGTGGCGGTACTCAGGTAAGTTATCAAGCACCTCCAAAGGACGACACCTTTGAGAGGTTATTGCGATATCAACAAGCTTCAGAGGAAAGAGCAGAGGCACGTGCTGCTGCTGAACGTAAAGATGAAGAAGATAAAGAAGCTGCTCGTAAGGCCGCTGGACAGACTGGATATGGTTCACTGAAGTCTGGTATTACATCTCAGCTTCAACAGGGCTTAATTGGCTACGAAGATGCCTCTTCTCGTCTTCGGGATTACGCTCTGAAGTACGATATGACTCCTCCGGAGACGGACATTTCGGAGCTGGGTCAGCTTTATCAACAAGAGATTCTCCCTGGTCGTCGTCAGACTGCCGTTGGTGCAGCATACGAAGAAATCCTAGGTCGTCAGGCGACAGAAGAAGAACGTTCCAAGGCCATGGAGCGTTTTCAGCAAGGTTATTACTCTTCTAATCAAGAGCTTCGCGATTCTCTTTATAAGAGTGAAGAGTATCAAGATAAATACAATCAGAGCTATCTCGACAATTACTACGACACGAAGTTCGGTAAGCAAACTGTTGACGAAGCCGGTAAGAAAACAGGCGTTCGTACCTTTAAGTTCGACTCAAAATATCTGCCTAGTTATGTAGGTACTGATTTAGCTGAGCGTGCTCAGGTTCAGACTCCTGATTTCGGTGATCAGTTTGAAGGTTCTCCTGCAGAGCTGGAAGAACAGATTCAGAATATGCGCGATACCAGGCAGTATTTATACAGTGCTGGTCTGACGAATCTTCAGGGTGAGATTGATAAAGAGACTCAAAAACTCAAGAATGAAGGCTTGAAAGAAGTTACGAAGATTCAACAGGAAGGCAATCTTTACAGTGGTTTACTGCAAGGCTTCTGGAGTTAACTTAAGTTTTGCATTGCTATAATTATTTTAAATTTCAAGTACTGAAATGACTAATTCTGTTCCCGCCGACCAGTCCACCCAGGACAACTACTTTGACATTACCAAGTTCGAAGAGCTTCTGAATCGCCTTGAGGGTTCTAAGGGCCGTCAACAGCGCCAGAAGTCTCTGGAAGGCCGCCGTGACATTTACGCTCAGGGCCTGGCCTCAATGATGAGCAACTTCTAATTTTTCTTGTAAGATTGGTGAGCCATGACCAGTAGTGTTCCTGCCGGACAAACAGACGTTGACGATTGGTTTGATTTAGACAAATATCGTCAAGCAGCTGGCGTGGCTTACGAATTTTCCAAGAAGAAAATGGAGACTGCTGGTGAGCAAGAACGTGAAACCATCGGAAAAGGAGCTGGAGAGCAACGAGCATCAGCAGCTCAGCAGCAGGAGTTCACAGAAAAAGACGAAGCACGAGACTACAAACAAGCCCAACGAGCTTATCGATATTGAGTTATTTGATACCTGGGTGGACAACTTAGATTCTTCTACCCAGGAATCATTTAATTCATTTGCTTCTCAGAATTACTCAGTCATTGAGGTTTATCTTTACTCTCGATTCCTTGGGTATCGAGGGAGTATTACTGCGTGTGATCTTTGGGTTAATTCCAATTACAAGAAACCTGATCACCGTAAAACACTCTTGTATCAGATCGATGAGATGCAAGAAGACATTCGCAAACTCCGTGACGCAATCGAAGACGGTGTTGTGAAGCGTGATGCTGGAGTTGCTCGTATTGCCTCCATGCAAAAAGAACTCCGTGGTGCAATTGCACAGGTAGAAGAATTCACTGGCATGAAAGATCGTAAGGGTCTTTTGATGGCTGGTGCTGACCGCGCCATTCGTGAGTTGATGTTTATCTTCAAGGATGATCCAATTGAGATCCCCCTGGAGGAAGCAACAATGAGTGTGTGGTCTCGCATGCAACTGGAAGAATAATACGTTTTAGAATTGTTCTATAGATATTAATAGTCAAATGGGTGCGGGTAATCCACGCAAAGCCGTAAAACTTGCCGGTAAGGGTGTTCGTCCCGGTGATGCAGTCAGTAAGCGTAAGTTTGCAAAACAGGAAGAAACAGCTCGTCCCCTCGGAGTGCCTGACATGGTTCAGCGTCAGGGGCAACAACCCGGTTACGGTCTTGTGTCTGATCCTGGAATGCTTGGCCGTGCTTCCCATGGTGCACCTGAGTTTGAACAACTCAAAGCTCAAATGCGTTCGATGCGTCAACTTCGTAACACTGGCGGTAGAATCTGATGGCTAAAGGAAAAATGCCACCCCAGCTTCTTGAGTACTTCAAGAAAAAAGAGGCCAAGAAGGAGGATGGCTCTGAGATGAGCGATAAAGAGAAGCGTAAAGCCGCTTTAGATAAAGCTCGCAAGTATAAGGATCAAAAACGTAAATCTTCAAAGTAAGTTAGTATTCAATTGTTAACTGAATACTGATCGTGCCTTCTTATATTCACCTGGCCCACAGACGTAATGCTCGCGCTGCGTCCAAGAATTTCAAGGTTAAGGAGAATCCAAACGAGAAGCTACTCGAGAGGGCACGGGAAGACTTTGGTTATTTCTGTGATTACGTAGCTGATAAACCTCCGGCAGAACACCATAAAGCCTGGAACCGTCAGTTTGTTACGGAAGAAGACAGCTCCTGCCTATTGCGTATTGCAGGACCGAATGTCGATCTTCTGGCACCACGTGGCTCAGCTAAAAGCACGGTTCTTGGTTTGTTAACGGCATGGGCCATTGGCATCCATACTCAGGCAAAACGTCCATTACAGATTCTTTATCTGTCTTATACGGTTGATATTGCACGTTCTAAGTCCGCAACAATCAAACGTATTATTGAGAGCAAACGGTATCAAGAAGTTTTCCCTACCGTTCGCCTTTTGAAGAACGTAACCAGTAACGAGTACTGGTCAATTGATCATAAATTTGCAGGTATCGATACAACTGGTGAAGAACAATTTACCTTGTGTGCTGCAGGTCTCAAGGGTTCAGTGACATCAAAACGATCTCACCTTGTGATGATCGATGACGCAATCAAATCTGCTGCTGATATTTCCAACCCTGACATCCGTAAACAGATGCAGGAGAACTGGAACGCGGTTATCGCACCGACCATGTTCGAGGGTGGTAGAGCAATCTGTCTTGGTACTCGTTTTAGGCATGATGACATTCATGCGACAACGTTTAATGAGCAGAACAACTGGTCTCAGATTGTTCTCTCTGCCATTTACAACGATCCTGTTAGCGGTGACGAGAAGTCGTATTGGCCAGAGATGTGGTCACTTGATTATTTGAAGGAAAAGAAAAGACAGGCCCCAATTGCTTTTTCCTTCCAGTACATGAACAAGATCATTCGTCAGAATGAGCTGTCCTTGGCACCGGAATTATTGGTTAAAGCTGAGATTTCAACAGAGTTTGATGCTCTTGGAATTGGCGTTGACCTCTCAGCTGGCACCAAAGAAAAGAATGACTACACCGTAATGGTGTTAGGTGGAAGGATTGGAGATCGCATCCACATCATTGATTACAGGCGTCTCAGGGTGATGGGCAACCTCGAGAAGTTGGATGCAATGAAGGAACTACTTAATGATTGGTCTGTGATTGGTCGAGATGAAAGCGGGAATTACTTTCCAACTTATTCGACTTGTGATATCTGGTCAGAGGCCGTTCAGTACCAGGCATCCCTCGAAGCAGACTTCAAGAGGATTTGCCTGAATAACGAAGGTCTCTACAATTTGATCTGGCATCCTGTGAAGGGTTTCCGTGCAGACAAGTTGGCACGTTTCCGTGGAATTATGGGAATGTTTGAGGACAGAAAAATCATTTTCAATCGGTATCGGAACTTCACAAATCTCTTCGAGGAACTCACAAATTTCGGTGTAAGTAGCCATGATGATTGCGTCGATGCGTTGGTTTGGTTGGTAACCGGTTTGATGCGCAAAGGTAAATTACAGGTTGATTATTAGTCTTAGAATTAAAAAAACAATTTATTTAAGTTCGTGGGTCCGGAATATTTGGCAGTCATTGCAACTGCCATCGTTTCTGCATTTACAGGCGGAACATGGGTAGCCAATAAGATTCTGGACCGTCAACAAGAGCGTGTCCAACAGGCTTTTGATTACATTGGTTCGCAGAAAAGAAGGATTGATCTCTTGGAAGACCAAGTAAACCGTATGCCAATTGAATACGTTTTAAAAGCAGATTTCCTCAGAGAAATCAAGGAAATGCACGATAACTTTAAGCAAATCAATAACAAGCTTGATAAGCTAATGGAAAAGCTTTTGTCGAAATGAATTACATTGTCGAAGTGCAGGAAGACGATAATGGCAATCCATTCATTACCTTACCAGATGAATTGGTGGATGAGATGGGGTGGCAAGAGGGGGATGTACTCGACTGGGACCTGAGGGGGAACGGGGTAGTTCTGACAAAGGTAAATGATTCAGCTGGATATGAAGTTTTAGAGGATTAAAATAAGAAGATTAGAAGTTAGAAGAATGTTCCATAGAGGTATTCGATACGCAGGCGAAGGTGCAGGTGTACCTGGCGCACCAGGCAACCTGATGGCTGGCGGTAATTTCATGGGTGGCCCTGGCAGCGCTATTAATCCTGAAGCCCATAAGAAGGATTCACGCCAGCAAAAAATTTATAAAAAAGGTCAAGGTACCGATAATCCAAATGAGCGAGAAATTTTTCTTCGGCGCACGGGTCCACAGCTTCCTTTAGCCCAGGGTTTCGGTAGTCTCCCTGGTGCGATCGGCAATATGGGCGGCATTCAGAACGCACAGTTTTATCTGGGTCCTCAATTGGGTCAGGTCCCGGTTGGTCAAGTTCCTGCAGGTTTCCAGGGTAAATACGTTTCTTAAAATGAAAACCAAAAAGTTGGTCAAAAATGCTCTTAAACATCCAGAGCTTTATGGCCCAGCTGAATTAGCTTTTTTCCGCAAATGGCTTGATTCCAAGAAGCGAGCGAAGGCTGCTAAGATCAATAAAGATAAAAAGGAAAATAGTTAATGTCGGCGGACGCTAAATCTAGGCTTAAGGAAATCATTGATTCCTACCTCGATAAAGACGGTGGGTCGATGATTGACACTGGCATTGTGGCGTCTCATCTGGCACAGATGAAACTTTTTGGCGTGCGCCAAGGGGTTGAGTTTTTTCCTGCACAAGATAATTTCGGTAACCAGCGCAAAGATTTTGTTGACCGTGTAATTAAATACAACCAACTTGATACACGATTCGATTCAATCTGGGATTATTTTCTGTGTGATGGACAAGGACTTTTTTACATCCGCCCAACTGATACTAATCATCGTCTTTATTACTTTCGTCGTCACGAGTATCGGACTTATTACAACGTCGATGGCGAGCTAGATGAAGTCGTAATCATCTACAGCTACAAGGTTCGCCGTGGTGCTGGATTTGAGCCTGAGATTCAAACTACAAATTTGACTGGTGCCAATGGCATGGGTCAACAGGGTGCGAAACGATATATTCGTTTATCTATTAAACGTACAACAATTGAAGAAACTCATTCAGAAGGTGAGATTTCTTTTGAGCAACCTAATTATTCTGTTGGTGGTAAAACCAAAACATTCCGAAATACATTAGGTTTCATCCCTTGTGTTGAGATCTTCAATAACCCGAAGGGTTTTTCGACAGAGGGAACAGGTGAGTTCGATGCACTTGCGAATCACATCGTCACCCATGATGAGATGGTCCGCACCATGCGGAAGAACGTTACCTTCTTTGGTAACCCCACACTGCTGTCTTCTCGTCCTAAGACTGACCTGATTGAGTCTGGTGGCGACGCAACAGTTCAACGTCCTTCCATCGCTGCCAACTCTGGCTTTGCAGGCGCAGGTCCTTTAAGTCGGTCGATGTTTAAGGCTGATCCTGTCAGCCGTGGAGTCGATGGTCAGATTCGTGTTCCACGGGTTATTGCAAACCTGGAGCCGAATGATCGTGTTGGCTACATCGTTCCTGATGCGATCACTGGTGATCAGAATTCGTTCGCACGTCAGTACCGCGAAGAAATCCGCACGGCATTGGGTGGTGTGGATGAATTATCAATTTCCGCAGGTGTTACTGCAACTGAGTACAAATCTTTGTTCGGTCGTGTTTCTGCAACTGCCAAAAAGAAAGCAAATGCAATTTACACGTATGGCATCTGCAGGTGTATTGAACTAATAATTTTTCAAGAAGAAAGGCTTTTCCGTGAAACCCTGGCCGCAGCTGCTGGCCTTGAGAAGCCCATTACTCCTTCTGAGGGTGCATCACCAGAAGAAGTAAGTATGTATAACGATGCAATGTCCATGTTTGAAGATCAAGTCAAGCAATTAATGATGGCTTGTCTTCGGACACAACAAATACCTCCTGGTGTATTAGGCTTAATCCCAGATGGTGATATCACTATTCAATGGCGTTGGCTGGGACCCGTATACGAAGATTCAACGCAAGACATTCTTAACAACTCAATTGTTGTTAGAAACTTGCAGGAATTAGGTGTTGATAGCATTGAAGCACTGAAATACCTCTTCCCGTCTAAGACGGATGAGGAGCGGGCCGAGATGTTATCTGGGTTCCCGTTCAGGATGGTGAACGAATTGCAGGGTGCATACTCTTCATTCGCTCGCTTGGTGGGGGGAATGATGCAGACTCCTCACCCGCAATCACCGGATTTACCGATGGCTGCGGATCCGAGATTGGATTTGACGCCATATCTGTATCGAACCTTAGAAGCCTTACAAAAGGAGATGAGTTATGCAGGACGCTACCGTCCAATCGATCCCACAGACAAGCCAAGCACCAGCAGCAGCAGCAGTGGCTCCAAGCAGCTACGTGGCTCCAGCACCGGCACAAGCAGCCCCGGTGGCTTATCAGGTGGGTACCAGCTTCCCGCAGGCGGTTCCGCAGGCGGCCCCCAGCTACCAATCAGCCCCTACTCAGTACGCCCCCCAATCCCAACCGGCCCCGGCGGAGCAGGGCAATCCTTGGGAATCGGCGTTCAACAAGGTAGTGAACCTGCTGAGCGCTCCAGTTCAATCCCCGTTCCAGGGTCAACCGTCTCAACAGACGACTCAATTTACCCCGGCGAACTTCGGACA